TTTTGGTTCACAAACATTAGTTCGCGTAGCTATTGGTCAAAATGGTACAGGTACAATTAGTGCAAGCACATCAAGTACTACAGTAACTGGCACAGACACATTATTTACCACTGAATTATCAGGTGATGAGTGTATTACTGATAGTAACGGAAATGTATTAGGTTTTGTTGATACCATTACTAGTGATACTGAATTAGAACTTCTTGCTAACAGTGCAGAAGATTATGATGGTGCATTTGTATTTGCATTGAATGAGGCAGGTTATATTGTCCGTCAAAAAGGCAAAACAAAGTATTTGGTTAAAGGATCAACAAGTGGTATCGTAGCAGCATGTTATACTGCTAACGTTGCTAATGCGGCACTTACTCCAAATACAATGAACATTATTGCAACTTATGACGATTCAAGCACAAAATATGTACAGTCATTGAATGATTACAATAGTGATGTATTTCAAACTGTTGTTACTGCTGGATCGTTTACACCTGGCACAACATACACAATTGTAAGTGTTGGTGACACTGATTTTACACAAATCGGTGCATTTACTAACATGACAGGGGTCACCTTCACAGCAACAGGTGCAGGTACAGGCACAGGTACAGCAGCATTGTCATCAAGTTATCCTGAGGTAATTGCAACATTTGGTACTGCTTATGCTGCAAATACATATTTAGGACAACCAATGCCTATAGTAACAATTAACAATAGCTAATCATGATCGTTTCTGCTCCCAATCTAAAACAGGCTGAAACGGATATCGCCGTGCTACAAGTCCAAGTTCAAAACATCGAAGATAAGATTGATGAAATGAAACAGGACATGCGTGATATTCGTTCCGATATTGCGCAAAATAACATTGAATTGCGTAAAACACTAGCGGACATGAATAAACAAAACAATGATGCACAATCTGAACTCTCAAAAAAAGTGTCTGGGCTAGAAAAATGGCGTTGGATGCTTATGGGTGCAGGTATTGTTATAGGTTCAATAATGGATTATGATTGGTTATCAAAACTTTTGAAATAACCATGCAATAATAGTAAATAAAAAACGGCCTTATGGCCGTTTTTTATTGGTTAATGTATTTAATTTTTCCCTAACTATATCAAAATTTATAGTACTAAATAATCCCGGATGTAATGGTTTGGGATAACTATCAACTTCTACCCAAGCATATCCAAGATGTTCTTTATTTAATTTGGGTATAAATTCAGTATCTACTGCGCAGAAAAATGTATGATAGGTAAAAGAGTTGTTTATAAATTTTTGTATGGGAATTAATTTTGGATCTATGGGCCAATAATTTAATTCTTCTATACATTCTCTTTCTAAACCATCTTTTAATGTTTCTGATTGTTCTAACTTGCCACCAGGAATGCTCCAAGATGGATTTTGTTTATCATTTCTTAATAAGAATAAAAATCTATTTGTTGTTTTTGAAAAAAAGAAAACGCCTGCTGAGGTATTTTTCATTTAGACATTATATTATATTCAGCACAATTTGTAAAGTGCCATCTGCCCATAGCAGACGCACCCCCGGATTTCTTACAATAAGGGCATTCCACAAGAGGTTTCTTTTTTCCTAATAATTTTTGTGAAATCAAAGAATTTTTTCTTCCGGTCATCTTAGCGACCCACTCGGCTGATTTAGGTTTTCCTTTTTGTCTTTGGCTTTTTGCAAGTTTTTGTTCCGGGGTATGTTTCCTACCGGATAATTTTTGACTCAATTTTTGTTTTGTTGATTCTGATCTTGCTATGCCTTTTTTACCGCCTGGCCCACCGCATGTTTCTTTCATAGAATTCGCCCACTTGTCACTGTGAACTATATCCCATAATTCGCTAAATTGTCTGCCTAATTTCTGTATTTCTTCTTTGTTGGTTGATTCTGCTAATATTTCTGTAGAAATATCATCACCGTATATAGATAGATGTACTCCCCATTTTATTCCAGAACCTTTGTAGATAAATGGATTTCTAGTAGTGTAACCTAAATATTGTAGACCGGTTTTGTTGTGGATCTTTTTGTAAAGATAATAAATATTCATGCTGATGCTCCTTCATAGCATTAGAGTAGTTGGGATTGTCCAGATCCGCGAACTACACTTTTATTTATCAAATTACAATTGAATAATCCCCCTCCGAATAAAAGCCCTCGTAAGATTTAACCCAAATATTTTCTGAAGGCATATAACGATATTGAACATTTGTATTTAAGTTAGTAACAAATTCTACAGTTGTAGACTCTGACGCATCGAAAGATACAAACCATTCGTTGCTACTTGCATTGTATTCAATAATGTCATTTGCATTTGCAATCAAAGTTCCCCAAGCAACTGTAGAACTATTCTGACTGCCTATATCTTCTACTAGTAGATATCTTGTGCCATTTAATGGGCCCGGCAGTCCTGCGTTTGGTCCAGTTAATTGTGGATTAATTACGCTATTTACGGGGCTTAGTGTATTTTGTGGTAATGTATCGGGGTCGATATTGTATATTAATAATCTATCATCTAACGGATCGGGTACAATAGTACCAACAATATCTGTATCCATATATGGATTTTGTAACCATATTTGACTTATACCGGGAGTTACTTTACCATATACATTTAATAAACTAGACCAATATAAACTTGTATTGGGTGGCGTTGGTTGTGATAATGAACTATTAGGCGGATTGAATGCTACATTATTTGGTAAAATTTGCAGATAATTTCCCAATAATAAAACCTTATATCCATATGGTGAAATTTTTTGTCTAGTACCTAATAATAAATCTTCATCCTGAATATCCTGTAGGGCAGTGCCTTTATAAATACTAGCAATAACTTTCTGTATAACACCCATCTTTTTAAGTTTTGCACTTGTGCTTAACCAAATTGGAATATAAAATTTCCAACTCATAACATCAATGGGATTTCCTGTACCTTGAGGTATTGTTCGACTGCTGAATGTTAACCCATCCTGATATACAACACTTAAAGAAGTCCAGTCAATATAGTTGTCGGTGCTTTGTATTTCTAAACTAGGATTAAATAGTGTTCCTAATTGTTCCATTAGTTCTAATTTTTGTTGATAGTTTGTAGTCCAAAAATCAACAGTAATACGTAATGTATACGGTACTGGCATTAATCTTTCAATAGTAAAAGCCTGACCTTGTGTTTGTTCGTAACTTTGTGTTTCTTGGTTATAAGTTCTTTGGCGAACTTGTATTTTATCAATAAATGTAGGGTCTTGTGTACGCTTTTGATCATATTCAAGACCTGAAATATAATATGTTATTAAAGGTGCGCTAGGTAAATTGCTAGCACTATTATTAGCTATAATTGTAGCAGCTTGTCTACTACTATCGCCATACATAATTGGTACACGAACTAATATATCATTACCATTAGGATCTTTACCTTTGGTAACATACCAGTTGGAAAATACCTTGGCGAACTGGATTAAGAACCTGCGTATCTGATTATCGTAGAAAAATTGGGAAATTTTAGTTCTCCGGTATAAATAGTTGTAGTTCGCGGGAGTGGCATCCCCAACTACTCTAACGCTATTAAGGAGCATCAGCATGAATATTTATCTTTTGAGCGTAACACCACAGGATCTTTAGTCCACAGGTAGTTCACCTCTATAAAAAGACACATTGTATTACTGGTTTAAAATATCTCGGCAAAACCAATGCAAAGAATCTTTATTGTTATACTTATAAGCATAAAAATAATGTTACGCTCGGTAATAAATACAAAGAGCTTTTGCAAGGTATAACTAATTATGCTTAACTTATATAAATTACATTCTAATCCAAAATTATTAAAATATTATGATATAGCTGATGAAAAAATACCTGCGATATTTTGGGAGAAGTACAAAAACAACTTTACCGAGCTAAAAAAGAGAGAACCAGCTATTGCAAAAGATGCAATGTACGCATATTGGTATGCAGAAGATGTACTACAAAAACCCTTCTTAGCAGGAGAACCAGCTATTGCAAAAGATGCAAAGTACGCATATTGGTATGCAAGAAACGTACTACAAAAACCCTTTCCAGCAGGAGAACCTGCTATTGCAAAAGATGCATCTTACGCATATTTGTATGTGAGAGACGTACTACAAAAACCCTTTCCAGCAGGAGAACCAGCTATTGCAAAAAATACAGAGTACGCATATTTGTATGCAATAAACGTACTAAAAAACCCCTTTCCAGCAGGAGAACCAGCTATTGCAAAAGATGCAGATTACGCATATTTGTATGCACTAAAAGTACTAAAAAACCCCTTCCCAGCAGGAGAACCTGCTATTGCAAAAAGTGCAAAGTACGCATATTTGTATGCAAGAGACGTACTACAAAAACCCTTTCCAGCAGGAGAACCAGCTATTGCAAAAGATACAGGGTACGCATATTTTTATGCGCTAAAAGTACTAAAAAACCCCTTCCCAGCAGGAGAACCAGCTATTGCAAAAGATGCAGATTACGCAAATTGGTATAAACAATTTTTGCAAAAAATAAACAAAAATGCTTAACTTATATAACTTACATTCTAACCCAGAATTATTAAATCGCTAAACTGATTTTACCTAAAAGTTATGGAAGTAGACAAAGATCATATACATCTATTAATTGATTATACACCAGATCAACAGGAGATACATCTCTGGAACTATTACTAAATATATAGTATAACAAGGGTAGGCATTCGCATTCATTTTCACGAATAAAGATCGTGCAGTTTTCTTCTCAGAACGATAAAATCTATTCTTCAGGTGGAACATTGTCAGGTTTTAATTTAAGAATTTGTGATAATGGTTGTGCTTCAGGAACAACATTACCTGTTTGTTCTAAATAAATTTGACCTTGGTTGTTTATAAATCCTGACAATTGTGAAGTATCATTAATTGTAAATCCAGTTTCAGTTCTAACATTACTGCTAATTCGTACCCATAATACTCCATCCCAGCGATATAAAATTTGTGGGAAATAGTCTATTCTTAAAAAGTAATCTCCAACTTGTGGATTTTGTGGGAAAGCAATGCCGGCACCTGTCGGGAAACCATTTGGTGCCTCTGTAGTACCATCTAGATAACCTGTAGAGTAACCAAAACTTCTTGGGCTGCTTCTTGTGATATATTGAAATCTTGGATCGCAGTCTGCACGAAAGTCCATTTGTTGACTAATTGTTCCTGTAAATCCGGGCTGTTCAGGATCCTGGTCTGCTGTAGCATATGTATTATCCGCAGTACCATATGGACCTGTTATAATTCCCAAACTCTTAACTGATAATATAGTTTCCCCTTGCCCATCGACCGGTCCTGAACCTGTGCTTAAACGTTGTGCGGGTAATTCTAATACTTCTAGGTTAGTTTGTACAAACTTGTCAAGAATATCTGCATGGTCCATATTAGCAGTCATATCCCAAATATTTTTCAATGATTCTTTGGAAACTTTAATTGCAACGCTAGGATATTTGTATTTTGGATTGCGCATTGTTACCACAGTACCGGTAACACTATTTGGTGTAACACTTAAAGTATTAACATTAATCGGTGGTGCAGGCTGGTTAATTTTGTGAGATGGAACACCGTTAAGAGAAAATTCTCCATATGTAGGTACAACATAAAGTTTACTACGATCATATCCTGCCTTGGGTACAATTCGTTTTGCTTCATTTAATGCAGCATCATTGACTCTAATGTTTTTATTATATGTTGCTAATATATCGCGTAAGTCTTTATTGGTATCTTCTTGCCAATATTCACTATTAGGAGGCGATATACCAATTGGAACTTCTTTTAATGATATATAATTTTTATCACCAAAACTTACAACATAACCAGGCGGATAAGTTTTATCTTTATCATATAAACCTAAATAGTTATCTTGATTAATGGGTTCATTTAATATTTGACTAAATTCTTGACTATCAATTAATGGTTCACACTTTATACGCCATAAATGTGGATACCATGTTTGACTGAATCCCTCACTTGCAAAATTGCTATCAGTAATTTGATAAAATCTTTTTAGTGCTACTGGAATTGTTTCGTCCAATGGGTTATAATCTAATAAATGTGGTAGTTCAAGAACGTCACCTACCATCAACTTTCTGCCAACAATATCAATCATATCGTTGTAATGCACAGTTATAAAAATGATATCGTTGTTCAAAAACAAACCAAACTGACTTAAATCAAAATCCAAATTTTGTACATTATAATGTCCTCGCAATCTATAAATATTGGGATCATATTTACGATCACGATTTTCTAAAAATAATAAATCTTGTATGTTCAGTGGACTTTCAATTGCATATTCGGGTTGTGTAAAGTCTATACTTGGCCCTTGATTTTGAGGACCCAAATATTTGTGAATATATAAGTCTGTGCCACCAACGGTTAATTGTTCGGATATAGTTCTATCAAAAAACTTATAATCATTTTGTTTATTTTGGCGGTATAATGATAGTTTTGGCATATTGTATTTATCAAAAATGGCTTGACATTAAATTGATTTTAATATACAATGTGAGATATAATCTATCTTTGGAGCGTATATGGTTCGCAAAACAAAAAAGGTTGTTGATTCAGTAGCGGTCAAAGCTCTTTCTCCACGTGACCCTGATACTCATTATATGGGTGACGAACCTATTTTTACATTGCAACCTGAAAGTGACCAACGAAAACTTCGACTTGTACAAAGCTTTACTTGGTATAATCGATTTTATGGTCGCAAAGAAGCAAAAGAATGTCTTTTGCAATATTTGGAAATCAATGACCGTACAGCCGATCTCAAAAATGTACGTAAGGTTGATGACAGTCAATTTAACATTCCATATTGCTGGCTGGCACGACTGTCATTGCGCGGTCTGCAACTAAATGACCAAGAATCTATGGATTTGAATCATGAAATTTCAAGGCTTCTTAAAATGGTCAAGCAAACTGAAAAATCCAATCAAGAGGCTGATGTTAAAGAAGTAAAAGAAACTAGTAACCGCCCAAATGTTCAAGATATTATGAGAGAAAAGGCACGAGAGGCTGCTGGCGAACTTGAAGGTTTATTGGATAATTTTATTTCATCGGGTGCAAACAATAAGTTTACTATCAAGGCAATGGATGAAATTTCTAAGAAAAACGTACTGCCCCAACATATCACTTTTATTGCAGATATTTGGAAGAAAAAGATCAATGAATTCGATGAGGCATTGTTGGCTAAAGATTCCCAGATTCGTGAAGCATACAGGCATCTAAGTAAAACTCAGATCAAAAATCTAATTAAATTTTCTGAGCAAGTACTATCAGACCTTAACAGTTATGTTTCAGTCAAGAAAGCAAATAAGGCGCCACGTAAGCGTAAGGCCGTACCCGTTGAAAAAATCGTTAGCAAATTGAAATTCATGAAAGAATTTAAGGATGAAAATAAAAAGATCGAATTGATTAGCATTAGCCCGGTCAAATTGCATGGTGCTAGTGAATGTTATTTGTATGATACTTCAAAACGCAAGCTTGTTTACTTGTGTGCTGATGATTATAGCAAAGCTTTTACTGTTAAGGGTACAACCATTCTAGGTTTTGACAGCGAAAAGAGTCAGGTAAAAACTTTGCGCAAACCTGAAACTCAATTGAAAGAATTTAACAAACTTGGTAAACCCGCTGGTAGAAAGTATTTTGGTGATATCAAGGCTGTGTCAACTCAATTTAATGGCAGGACTAATGAAAACATGATCATTCTACGTGCATGGTAACATACTTGATATCTTCAAATTCTCTCCTTGTTTGATAAATAAAGTAAGGAGAGTTTTTATGGATGAAATTATTAGTATTCTGAATAAGTGTTCTTTTAAAGGAAAATATGTTACTGCAATCAAACAAGCTAATTTATGGTATTTGATAGAAGATAGTGTCGCACATATGGAAGTGTCTGACGCAGAGAAAGTTTATTTGTATTTTAACCCTCTTACAGAAATAACTTGTTCAGCCGGCAATAAAAGAAAATTCAAAAGTGTCCGAACCGGATACAGTTTGTATTGTGAAAACAAACAATGTGATATTTGCAATACAAATAAAAAACAAGCAATCCGCCGCGGCGTGTTTGAAAAGTATGGAGTGGAGAATGTAGGGAAACTTCAATCGGCGGTTACCGGGAGAGATAAATTTTGGAATGACAAATCTGCTGTTAACAATGCTAATAATAAAAGAAAAGAAACCAATATAATAAAATATGGTTGTGAGAATGTTTTTCAGAATGCAGAAATTAAAGAAAATATAAAAACTCTTTTTATAGAACGATATGGAGTAGAAAATCCATCACAAGCGGAAACCATTAAGAAAAAAAAGAAAAATACTTTGACTAAGAATTACGGGGTTCCTTTTGTGTTGCAATCACCCGTAATTCAAGAAAAAATAAAGACTACGAATACTCGTAAATATGGTGTTCCGCATATTATGCAGGTTGACCAAATAAAAGATAAAATGGTTGCAACTAAAATCACAAATGGATCTTTTGGAAAAAGCAATTCTTCAACAGAGGCTACTACTTATTTCAAAAACTATATAAAGATAAAGGGATATGATTTATCACAAGTAGCGTTTAATGATCCAGAACATGGATTGCATGAATGGGGATTCAGGTTTGATAGATGGTACTTATTTGATTTTGTTGCTTTTGAATTAGGATATAGAGGAGATCATAAGAAGATTATAGAAATAATTGAATATCATGGACCGTTTCATTACACAGAGTCCGATGTAATGATTAGGGGATCTGAAAAAGCCTATCCATGGAAAACAAATAATACCACAATCTTAGAGTCTTACCAAAGAGATATACAAAAACAGGAATATGCTGTAAAATATCTTACTACAAACTACAATGTTATATGGAGTAAAAAGTGACAAGTAATGAAAATCAAGTAGATATGAAAAAGTATCTTAATTTTGTTGATACCTTGACTTCTAACACAAGTAAAGAGCACGAATTATATTTGAAAAGGTTGAATCAATTAAAAACACAGGGATGTGATATAACTCGGCTGGATACTGCCATCTCCGGTCTAATGGCTGAGTCGGGTGAGGCTATGGAAATCTTGAAAAAGATGAAATTTCAAGGAAAAGAATGGAACGAAGATATCAGGTACCATCTGAAAAGAGAAGCAGGTGATGTGATTTTTTATTGGATTAATTTTTGTATTGCCCTTGGACTAGATCCTTATGAAGTGATTGCTGAAAATGTAAAAAAACTTGAAGCACGATATCCTGGTGGAAGTTTTGATGTTTTTTATTCAGAAAATCGTAAACAGAATGACTTATAATGACAGATTAACCGTGCCCATCACGGAGAACGTGACTACAGACAGCAAGCCGTACTGCTACCACTGTGGGAGCGAGCGCCTAGCGTACCGAGAGCAATACGCGGCCGGCCGCGAGTACCAGTGCCATGATTGTGGCGAAGTTCTGATGTGGTGATATCTAACTTTACTATTAAGTAACTATATGTTGGTTACATAACTGGAAATATAAAATGAAAACTATATTCATGTGCCCGCCAAACCACTTTGATGTAAACTATGTTATTAATCCATGGATGGAGGGTAACTGTCATAAAGTCAATCAACAACAAGCATTTGAACAATGGGGAAAACTTAATTTAGTTCTTAAACAAGCAGGAGCAAGGGTCATCAATCTTGCCACACCACCTATTGATTGCCCAGATGCAGTTTTTACTGCAAATGCCGGCCTGTTGTACAAAGGAAAATTTATTCCTAGCTATTTTAAGTTTTTAGAACGAGCCAATGAAGAAGGATATTTTATTCAAGAAATGTCTGGACATAATTTTCAACTGGCAGGTATGAATATAACTGGAAATCGTTCAGAACAATCATTTGAGGGTGCAGGTGATACGCTCTATGATCGATCAAAAGATATTCTTTGGTTTGGTTTTGGATTTCGAACAGAGATAGGTTTCAAAAAGATTCTTGAAGAGGCTCTTGCAGAGTTTACTACAGTAGTAAAACAATTAGAATTAGTGGATCCACGTTTTTATCATTTAGACACATGTTTTTGTCCATTGGATGATGGCAATTTAATTTGGTTTCCAGATGCATTTTCACAAAACTCTCAATATATGATCCGCTCAATATATCCTAATAGTATTAGAGTGGAGGAAAATGATGCTATAAAGTTTGCTTGCAATGCAGTATCGATTGGTAAAACTATTGTGATGCCTGAAATTTCAATGAAACTTTTCGATCAATTATCTAGTTTAGGTTATAAAGTTGAGCAAGTGAATATGTCACAGTATATGCGATCTGGTGGCGCTTGTAAGTGCCTTACAATCGAAGCAATCGTATAGGAATTGTATAGTTTATCAACAGGAATTTCATCATTCTAAAGTCTAGTAAGCATGGTAGCATGGTGTTCAAGGACTATCAATCGTTAATGGACATTACTCAAAACTCTATAATTTCATTATCCCTTGATAAGTATACATATTATCAGGAGATTCCCATGGATAGGGTAAAAAAAATCTTGCTAAAATACAAGTTTCTGTTTATACTTGTTAGTATAGCAATCTTTGTTCTATTTTGGACAAAGGTCCCAAACGACATTTTACAGGATTCTCTGGAGGATATAAATGCAACTGAAACAAGTAAATGATGTATTGGACCACAAAATTGTCAATAGTAGTGAGTTTTTGTGGAATTGTTTTGGTTCAACTGCCAGGTTTCTAGACTACGCAAGTAAATTTGCGGATGCAACGGTTATATTTGATTCAAATACACAAGAAATTTACGAAGCTACTATTGCAAGTAAAAATTCAAAGGATCAGCCATATCGTTGGCTAAACCCAAATACAAAAAAAGATTTTTTGGCCGAATGTCGTACTAGAAATATTGACCCAAAAATAGCATGGGACAATATAACATATATCGATTTAGAAACGGAAGAAGATTTCTTTGAAAAAGCAAAAGCTATTTTTAATAATTTACCTTATGATAAACGCATTCAAATTCCTTTGAATCTTTCAACAGATGAATGGTTTCATTTAATGAAAATAGCTCATGAACGTGATATTACAATGAATCAGTTAGCTAAAGAAATTCTAGAAGAAGTCATTGAGGGAAAAAATATGAAGGTTGCAACATATAACAAGGTTAGAAACAATTGGTCAGATAACGATTGGGAGCAATTTACTGATTGGTTGAAAAAAATGTTAAAATCTAACATCCTCACAGTTACTTTTACAAAAAAGGATGGAACAGAACGAGTGATGCACTGTACGCTTGATCCACAATTATTGCCAACCGTATTTGAAAACAAAAACAAAAAAGAACGCAGTCTTAATAAAGACAATCTTAGTGTTTTTGACATTGAAATTGGCGAATGGAGAAGCTTTGTGATCAAGTCTATCACCAAAGTTGAACATAATTGATGTTTGATAAATGTCTACAAGTCAACATTCCCTAGGGAATGTTGACTATATGAACGGTGCAAAAACCTTTACTAAGAAACCAAAAAAGGTTGACAATTAATACCCATTTTGATATACTTTCATTATTGAAAATTTTGAGATAACCATGATTCACAATCAAAAAATTTCTTTCAAGGTTTCCAAACCTAAACATCGCGCCCACAAGGCATTGTTTGATGATGATCTGCCGTTTGGACACAAGGTGTTTAATCCCAAAAATACATATAAACGCAAGCCCAAACATAAAAACGCACTTTGGGACGAGTCTTATTGATTTGACAATAAACACAAACTCTGTTATACTGTGTTTACAGTAAACGGGTGTTCAATGCCTGTTCCCTCTATCAATCTTAAATATTGCTCTTACAATAAGAACAAAAAAGCTATTTTTTACCTATTGAAAAACTTATAATTAGAAGGATTTTATCATGAAATACTTTCAGGTCACTGCAATATTGAGTAATATTGTAGAAACAATTCCTGTTAGTACAACATCAGCGAAATTTGCCAAACAATATGTAGAGCAATACTGGCGTGTTAACCAAGGCGCGAACAATCGCATTGTCAAAGTAGAGGAAATTTCTTGGGAAGAATGGTTCAAATTAGTATATGATTCTCAAAATTAAATTTTGACAATAAATGACTGATAGAAAAAAGAAACAAATAAATGAATGCCTGGTCTAAATTACCCAATGCAAAACATATTGATTGGGTATTAGATTCATTAAAGTCTAATATAGATATTTGGAATCAGGCTTGGAATCAGGCTAATGATCAGGCTAGATATCAGGCTTGGAATCAGGCTTGGAATCAGGCTTATGATCAGGCTAGGGATCAGGCTAGGGT